GTAGGGCATTAGCCCTACCGCACTCATCGAAGTATTTGAATCTCAACCGATTCAGGTACGAGCATTCCGTATGCTCTAGTAAATTTCTTTGGCATTTCGTATGCCTATAAGTATTGCAGAGCATTCCGTATGCTCTGTATGTATTTATATCGAAGTTTATTATCTCGATACAAAGTAGTTTTTCTAAGGTATGAAGTGTGTTAAACCAGCACTTACCCCAGACTGTCAGTTACACTAACATTCGTTAACGTTTCTTGACAACCGGTTTCCCTAATTTTGAAACCGATGGATCGTGTCCATGAAGTTCGTTTGACACTGCCGAAGATCAGCAGTGTTCGCCTTATAAGGTTCGTATAAGGTCGTAAGAACAAGAATGATGAACAGAATCAAGTGATTCTATGTCTAAATTTGATGCATAAGCCTCTAGTTCATCTGGCTATCAAATCATAGATATAGAGGGTTGCTTTTGCAATCCATGGGGCAACCACCCCTAAAATCTATCGTACATTTCATGTACCTCTTTTGAGGCGCAGTCTCTCGTTAGGAGTCAAGTCGCAAGACCCATGGCCTAAATCTTCGGATAGACTCATGATTTATATTTCAGCGATGGAATAGATCTACGATCAAAACAGCAAGTGTTTGAACATTTACCTTGTTGTCTTGCACTGTATAAGTGTGAGTTAAGTTTAAAATGCGGAAAGATAGGTAATAGCCTTTTCATTCAGTCGGGCGTATCCTGGCGCACCCCAAACCAGTCGACCACTCTGCATGTACATTAGTATACATGTCGAAGTAACGTAAACTAAGGTGACGTTTTGGCGGTTTCCCAATGGTCGCGAATGACGGGTTCCATTTTGTGAAATACAGGTATGAAGTCTGCGGATCGCCAATCCAAAGATGGACCTGATTTCACCGCTGCACGGCGGGGTACTAGTAACTACAGTACGCTTCGGCATATATGGATGGAAAGAGGAAGACCTATTGATCCTCGGGAGAAGGAAACACTCCTAATTAACAAAGTTTCTGACACTGGGAAAGACTAGGCACACAAACCCCTTTAATCATGAATAAGTCTTATTCGGATCAAAACGAAGTTACCCACGTGTGCGGGGACAGTGGCTTGGCCGCTGCTGTTCCACTTCAAGTCAATTCATGGCTTGAACCCAAGAAGGAGAATTGGTACTTGAAGAAGAAGTACCAGGCGGCAATGAAGAGAAAACGCGCTCATAGAAGACCACAGTTAGGTTTGGAATCTTTGGGCGCTGCAAGTTTCTGCTTCGATACACTAGCGGCGTTTGCTGGTGTAGATTTGCCGGATACAATTTTGAGGGAAGTTGAAGGTGCACTACTCTTGTTCACTAACCTTTCACAACAGAAAACGACGCTTGGAGTCATGTCAACTATCGCACTTTATGTGCGATCGTATGTCTCCAAGTCACTCACGAAAACCGTAATGTCGTATGTGGAGGAATTGTTTAAGGAACAACAGAGTGGTGGCGAGCCTGAAACATCAGCATCTGGCGATGATGCACCCGCTTGGTTAAAAGCAATGCAAGAAGCCCGTTCGAATTGGGCCTTGTGTAAAAACAACCGAGCATTCCAACAGTTTTCTAAATTGTTGGGCATCATGGTGACACTAGGTTTGTGTAAAGCATCCCTCCTGGATTTTCAAATCGGAGGTTTCAAACTGTTCACCGGAGCATTGTATCAGAAGCACGTTGGTGCTTTCGATATTGTAGATGCTCTTTTTGAAACCGTCACCTTCTTTACTGAAGGTATGTACTTGTGTTTCAAAACAAAATCCATTACACCACTATTGATCAATGATCACGCATCCATCGAGTTAGATGAAGAGTATGCGAAAATCATTAGTTGGTGGACTCTTGTACAATGTGGAAATCTTGAGAAGTTCAAGAAGGTTTCCAATCATGTGTTCGACAAGAGATTGAATGACTTAGGAACACGTTTGAAGGCTTTATTGCCTTCTCTTCATGGACTAGACCGCAAGCTAGTTAATGACAAGTTCATGAAAGTTCTTGAAATACAGAACGATTTTGTCACCATGAAGATGGCGGGAGGAGTCCGCCATGCACCCTTCTCTGTCGAATTTTTCGGCAAGAGTAGTCAGGGTAAATCAACAATTTGTGACCAGTTGATCACTGTGCTTTTGCACAGTCAAGGACAAGATACTGGCAATGAATTTCGTTGTACCTACAATCCAAGCGACAATTTCATGTCAGGTTGGGACTCATCGAAAACGGTTTTGAAGTTCGATGATGTAGCAAATGAGAAAGCACAATTTGTTGAGAAGCCCCCAACCAAGGCTATCATTGAAGTCAACAACAATGAAATGTATTATGCTAATAAGGCAGAATTACATCTCAAAGGCCGTTGCTTCGTGGAGCCTTGGATTACAACGGCTACTACAAATAAGAAGGATTTGGACGCAGGTGTATACTCGAATTGTCCATACTCGGTTCAACGTCGATTCATAGTTGTGACTGTGACTGCAAAGCCACAGTTTCAGCGTATAATAGATGGAAAACCATGTGGTATAGACTCGAAGAAGGTTCGAGAATTTTACACTGACGCGGACGGGAATGATATCCCACGCCCCTTTGACGATATTTGGTTTGTCACTGTTGAGCGCGCAGTAGAGCCAGAGAAGTTATCTTCTGTGGCTAAATACTCAATAGTTAAAGATAGCAAGGGGGAACCACTAAAGAATATTACGATGCCAAAACTTTGTCAATTCATGATTGAAGAGTACGATGAACATCGTAAGAACCAGCAAGCCATTGTTGCACGTCAGTTGAACAAAGGCCAGGCCATTGAATCATGTCCCCATGAGGGATGTATTCACCTGAAGGGACATTGTCCCAAGCATACAAGCACGCAGTTAGGTTTCGAATCTGTGTCTGTGCGAATGGCCAAACGAGTATTTGGATCGGTACGCAAAAAGTTCTATCCTGATGTGTTGAATTTTAGAGATACATTAGATAGTAAAATTGCTGATACAATATACAAGAAAGGTTCTGAGTGGTTAAAAATGTGGGATTGGGTGCAATTGGTTCCGGCACCAATCCTTGGTAATACCTATGCTGAGCAATTAGCCAAATGGTACTACCAAGACAAACTCACAAAGGACTACCGACGAAACACAGCGGCTTTATGGTTGCTTGTATTGTTGGTTAGTGTCTTTTTATGCGTGATACCGGGATTCTTCATGTCTGTCCCTTTTGTGATATGGCATGCCGTGAATTTCCAAAAACAAATTGTTGATCAGGTGGAGAAACAATTGTTGGAGGACCTTCGCAAGAGAAATCTCAAAATCTCAACAATCGTTAAGAATGTTCGAGATAATCATGCAAAGAAAATTTGTGGAGTTGTCTTTGGATTAGGTGCTTTGTATGCTGTGGCCCGAGCCTATAAACAGTACTACAAAACAGTCCAACAAGGATCGTTGGAACCAAAAACAAAGGAGGAAATTGCGGAACGGGATGCTGAAGTCAATGTGTGGACTTCAGTAGTGCAACGTGAATTGCCATTAACCCAATTACAGCGCACTGTGTCGACCGAGCAATTGGAAAACATAGTTGCAAAGAATTTGGTTTATGGAACCATTCATCAAGAAAATGGTAGTAACGGAATGATGAACGGACTATTTTTGAAGTCCAATGTAATTCTCATTCCACTACATTATTTCCATGATTTTGGTAGCGATTTGCGATGCACACTTAGGAAAGTCAACCCTGACTCATGTGGAGGGAAGTTCGTTGCTGATATTTCAATTTCAGCAGGGCGCCACATTCCTGATACAGATTTAGTGGTATGTTATTGTGCGACAGGTGGGTCCTTCAAGGACATCGTACCATACTTACCAGCAGAATCGATGCCTGCAACACCTTTTAGGATGCAATGGCGTCAAAAATCAGGAGAGTTAATCAGGGCGAAAGGTATGACTAAGCCGGGCGTGGCTAGGACATACATGGACTTTCAAGGAGGAGAGTATGATAAGCTGACCAT